CTTCAGCTCGCTTAGCTTTCTCCAACGCCTGCAGAACTTGCATAAAATGCATAGCTCCAACGACGTTTTCGTAATTGAGGTTTGCCATTACTGGCGCATCAATTTTAGAACCAAGATCGGATAAGTCCTGTCCCATTATTGGGTAGGACATAATGGTCTTGAGTCGAGAAAGATAACTTACATTGGAACGATCGACCTTCCGTAGGGAAGGCATTTCGTTTATCAGAGACATATCGGGTTCTATGCCCCTCTTTCTCATCTCTATGAGAAGCAGTGGAATATCGCGTCAATTATTTGCCGCGTTCCTTATCACTGTAGGAGGCATACGACTTGCATCAACATTGTTTATGGAGATTCGGGAACAAAACTCTGTAAAAGAGTCTTGTCCTACCGGAATTTTGGATTTGAGGTGTTGAATCTCAACTCCAATGATAGAGTAGTATTTCTTGACTTCCTCACAAAGGAACTCATCAAATATAACTAAATCATCTCCTACTATGCAATAGCTCTCTTCGAGCTTTATTCTCTTATCCGTAGGGATTAGAGATCAAACATAGCTAATAAACATGTGATGGGATAGTGAGGCAATAGCAAAGGAGGATTTACTCCCCATTGGCTGACCTACACTGTATCGTACACTTCTATTCACTGATTGGATGTAATAATCCCTACCAGTCAAGAGAGTGGCTCAGTGTTGACCACAGTTTCCACCCAACAATCTTTCGACTATTGGTTGTTGTAGATCTATAGGAAATCTGTTAGTCCACTCTGAAAGATCAAGGGATCATGATTTACCTTTATGGTCTCTAACTCTACTTGCCCCAAGCGAGTGATCTCTTAAGAAATCAGTCAAATGGAAGCGTTTACGTAGAATATCCCGTACTAACTCCTCTAAAGGAGCTAAAAGGGTGTTTGTCCAATAATCCACCATGGCTATCAATCGGTGTTTATTTAGGGAATCTGGTACTAATACCAGTCTCCCTAACCGAATGTCAGTAAAGTCAGATTTAAATTCACTGGCTAAACTTACAACATAGTCATAGAATTCTC